GTTTAATTATTTTTATGGTGATCCTGCTGGTACATTAACAAGCTTAAGCAAGACGTTCCCATTTGCAGCTTTTGGAGTAAGATATTTTTAAATAATAAACACTAACAACATGAGTTACATTCAAATCAACTTAGGCGGCGAGTTGCGTGGCCTTAAGTTCAATCAATTGGCTATAGAAGTCATTGGCAATTATAACGATTCACAGACAACCACTGGCTTTTTATATGCCATGATTTATGGCGGTTTAAAGGGCAATGCTTATGTAAAGCGTGAAGAGTTGACGGTAACATTTGAGCAGGTCTGCGATTGGGTTGATGTGATGGAAGATAAGGAGAAAGTAATTGCAGAAGTGAGCAAGGTTCTGGCTGATACACAAATCTGGCAAGACCTGGTGAAAAAAGGAACCGAAGAGATTGAGGAGAAAAAAAAAGCCATAGAGAACGAGCTTACGACAATTTAAAGTTTGCCCTTGGCAAACTTGGTTGGTCGGTGTACCAATATTATACGGCCCTACCGATGGAGTTTTATGCTGCGAGTGAGGGGTATTATGAGAAGCAAAGAGAATCGGTTATGGTGGTTCGCTTTGCTTCTTATCGTATAGCGGAAAGCTTTGCAGGTACAAAAGCATTGAAGAGCATTGGAAACTTTTGGCCGATGGGTGAAGATAACGGTGAAACGAAGAAAATAGAAATGACCAAAGAAAGATATGAGGCGATATTAAAAAGACATAATTTAAAAGTAAAGTAAGATGGCTGAAGAGATTAAGATAATTATAACGGCTGATGGTGTTGACCAAGTTTCTAAAGGACTTAATGCCACATCGGACGCTTTAAAGAAAACAGCCACAGAAGCTTCAAAGACAGGGCAAGCGCTTAATAGTACATTAAAGCCAGGAGCAGCCCAAGCAGGTCAATCGCTTAATAACTTATCAAGGATTGCGCAGGATGCGCCATTCGGCTTTATTGGTATTCAAAACAACATCAACCCATTAATCGAAAGCTTTGGTAGATTAAAAGCTGAGACAGGATCAACAGGTGGCGCATTAAAAGCTTTAGTTCAGGGGCTTGCTGGTCCTGCTGGTCTTGGTCTTGCGGTTGGTGTTGGAACAGCGTTACTTACTGCTTTTGGTGACGAGTTATTTAAGTCAAGTAAAGAAGCAGATGTACTTGACCAAAGTTTGGTGCAATTAGGCAAAGATATTACTGCTGCAAATGATGACTTTAAAGCTTTCTCTAAAGATTTAGACAATGCGCAAAAGACAAATGCTTTCAACATCACAGCTAGATTTGGTAGTGAGTTTGAGGGGCAATTTTTGCAAGCTCAAGCAAACTTTGTAACTACATCGGAGAAGCTTGTAAAAGTTCAGGAAGATATAAACAAAGCAAGACAAGCTTATAATGAAATCTCGGACAAGACACCTAACAATGCAACTGAGGAACAAATAAAACTTCAGGACGATGCAAGAAAAGGGTTGTTTGATTTATTAGAGCAAGAGAAAGAATTGATTGCTCAACGTGAGCAAATTGCGGCGCAAAATAGGTCATTAAGAGCGGAGGAAGACAGGAGATTAGCTGCTGAGAAAAAAGCCGCTGCAGAGCGCTTAAAAAATGTTGAGACAATAGATAGCTTAATTGCTAAACTTAACAAAAGTATTGCAGACCAAGACATTTTAGCAAATATACTCGGCACACCAAGGATTGAGACAATACAAAAAGATTTTAAACTTGTTGAGGGTGCAATTACTAAGCTAGTTGAGAAGTTTAACTTGACAACTGCTGATGCAAGATTGCTTAAACTACAAATAAAGGTAGAAAATCTTGAATCAATACTTAAGCCAGCGGAATTAATAAAAGTTACTCAAAAAACAAGTAAAGAGTTACAAACCGCTTTAAGCACTGAGTTAAAAGATATAAAAGTTTTGCCAAATGTATCTGTAGAGGGTGGCATAAAAAATATAAAAAATCTTGAAGAATTTACTAAAGAATTAGAAGGGTTTTTAGAAAATGCTGCAATAGATATAGCAACAAGCTTTGGCGAAACTTTAGCAGGGGTAATATCTGGGACTGCTAGTTTTGGAGATTTTTTTGCTGGTTTAATGGAAACTTTAGGTAAGGGTGTTGAACAATTAGGAAAAGATTTAATAAAAATTGGTGCCCTTGGAATTATTGCACAATTGGCTCTTGATCAAATATACATAAACCCTTATGCTGCAATTGCTGCGGGTGTTGCTTTAGTTGCTCTAGGTAATTTAATAAGCCAGACAACATCAAAGAATAGATTTGCGGTTGGTACTCGTAACGCTCCGGGCGGTTTGGCGTTAGTGGGTGAAAGAGGACCGGAGCTTGTAAGTTTGCCGGGCGGTTCGCAAGTTATTCCGGCGGCGCAAACATCACAAATGATGGGCGGCATGAGTGGAGCTGTTGAGGTGTTTGGAGTTTTACGTGGTCAAGACATTTACTTCTCTAACAAAAAATACGGTCAAACATATGGCCGAACAACATAACACATGGCATACGGACTAAGATACACAGCGGACTTTGATTCACTTTCAAGCGGACCGCTTGACTTTACGGTACAAATTTATGAAGATGGGTATGTAGGCGCATCACAAACAATCACATTAGGCCCTAATCCTGCGATTCAAGAATGGCAAGATGATGAGCCAAAGAAAGCAATCAAAGGGTGCACAATGACCTTAGAAATCATTAATGATGGCACTATTAAGCTTGATGACTTTTATTCCGAAAATGACAATCAATTTAGAGTAGAGTTGATATGGAATGCAACAGGTGAGACGCTTTTTGTTGGTTATGTGTTGCAAGATGACTGCTCGGAAATTATGGTTGATTATGCTCACATCATTAAAATTGTTGCTACTGATAATCTTGGATTGATTAAAGATGTTACACTTGATCAAGCTTCTGTTTTATATGGTGTACCAACAACATACACAATTTCTAATTTTAATGCTGTTAACAATCAATTTTTGACTGATAATGGTGCTGTATCTTCCATACAAGCAGGAGATAAAATTACTATAACAAATGTTGGTGCTGGGTATGATGGTGTTTATTATTGTTTAGATATAGAGTATGATAATTTTTTAAATGTTTATAGGGTAACTTTAAATAATACATTTGCTACAGGTTTAAATTTGACAGGCGATTGGACTTGGAATAACCCAGTTGATCTTACTGGTTATGTAAATTTATTATCATTAATAACATTATGTATAAAAGCTACAAATATTGAATTGTCTGTCCGTGTTTTATCCGATATAATACCAATTGGTGGTACTACGCAAAGATGGCTTGATGATACATATATAAAAGGAAGCACATTTTTTAATAATAATGTTTATGATGATTGTTATGTAGTGTTAGAAAAAATATTGAGTCGCTTTTATGCAACATGTTTTAAATCTAAGGGGTTTTGGTATATTTTAAGATGGAATGAGCTTTATAAAATTGAAGCAACAAGCTTTTTAATGATTGGGTATGTTTATAATAGTGATTTTGTTTATCAGGTAGATTACACTGAAGATCCAAGAATTGACTTTGATTTTAGTGTTGGTAAGCCAGTAGAATCAGGGATAATAAAAAGTATTGAAAGACCTTTTATATTTTGCAGGGATAGTTTTAATTATGTTATTGACCAAAATTTAATTTTTAATGAAGATTTGCAAATAGTTGGCAATTTAGTTAATAATTATACAAGTGGCGGCAATACTATTTTTGAATATGAGGTTCCTTGGTGGCAAGTTAATCAAACTTATCCCGTTCCTAATCCTACTAGATATATAAGAGTTGTCTATAATTCCGATGGGGAAGAAATCGATAGATTTTTAGTAATTCTAGGAGCTGGTTTTTCTGCTTTTGGTGCTTTGCAAAGTCAAGATATTTTTGTCAGCCAAGACGATGTTTTAAACTATTCTTACGATGTAAGGACAGATATTTCAATACCTGGACCAAATGATAGGTTAAAATGTTTATTTGAATTAACAAATGGCACAACTACTTATTATCTTGATAATAATGGAAATTGGCAAACTACTTTTTCAGTGTTTACAGGTGGGTTAAGGTTGTCTATTGTAGCTGGTGATAATTGCAATAATTGGCATACATTTTCAGTAGAAGCAAAGGGCTTCCCTATTGATGGAGTTTGTAGAGTTTATTTAGGTACACCATTGCCATCACCGGCTTATGTTAATGAAACTTTATACAAAAACTTTAAATTTCGTTTAACTAATAACATAGCGAGAAATGCTGATATAAATGGGCAAAGTCACACATTTTCTCAATTTACTGAAATTAAGAATTTTCAAAAGAGAGATATAAGCTTAGATAATTCGCCTAGAAGTTCTATTAAGGGCACTTTATATTTAAGCACTTACACTGGCTTAATAAGGAATAGATGCACCAATTGGAAGTATAAAAACCAAACAGAAACATTCGGGAATTTAGGGCAACTTATGACTATTGAGGAGCTTTATTCAAGATATATCCCAAGATATAAATATCAAATGAATACTAGATTTATAAATGATGCATCATTAATGATGTCTAATTTTATAGCTTTTTGGAGTACAAATGCAGCTTTTAATAATACCAATTTAATGGTGCCTGGTTCAGTGTCAATAGATTATAAGAATAATGTGGCTGAGTTCAGCTTTTATGAGATAGCTTATAACATAGCTACTACTTATGATTCATGGCAAATGTTTGTTGACTTTTATACCGAAAGATTATACGAATTTAAGTATCTTTACGAAAATAGATAATAGTGGGAAAAGTAAACGGAAAAGATGTTTTGAT